GCATAAGGAACGTATGCCTTGGGACGATCTAAGAGATCAACTCAAACAAACAGGTATTAGAAACTCTACGCTAATGGCATTAATGCCAGCAGAAACATCTGCACAAATTAGTAATAGTACAAACGGTATTGAACCTCCAAGGGCCTTGGTATCGTATAAACAATCGAAAGATGGTGTCATGGCTCAAGTTGTTCCAGGCATTGTTCAATTGAAGAATAAATATGATCTCCTCTGGGATCAAAAAACTCCAGATGGATATTTAAAAATATGTGCTATTCTACAAAAATATATTGACCAAGGAATAAGTGTCAATACATCATATAATCCTGAACATTTTGAAGATCAAAAAGTTCCGATGTCTCAGATGATAGCTGATACTATTACTGCGTACAAGTTTGGATTAAAACAACTATACTATTTTAACACACATGATAGTGCAGGGGAAATGAAAGAAGATTTGCCTGAATTATCATCAACTATCGATGACGATGAGGATTGCGAAAGCTGCGTAATATGAAAAAGATATGGACAATTTGGAAACACGCGCTAGGCGCATTTAACATAGAAGATGGATATGATCCTAAAACTGAAAACGCCATAGCTATAATTAGAACATCTATAGTAGGAATCAATCTTTTATGTGCTATAGTAATTATAATAAACGTATTAAGTCACTGGTAAAAAAAATGAAAATATTAAAAAAGAATAAAAAGTCACACTTATTAAAGAATATGTTTTTAGATGAAGGAGTAGACATTCAAAGATTCGATATTTTGAAATATCCCGCAATCGATAAAATAACAGAAAAACAATTAGGTTTCTTTTGGAGACCAGAAGAGGTTGATGTATCTAAAGATAAAAAAGATTTTGATCAACTTACAGATCACGAAAAACATATCTTTACATCTAATTTAAAGAGACAAATTCTCTTAGATAGTGTACAAGGTAGAGCACCAAATATGGCATTTCTTCCAATTGCTTCATTACCTGAAGTTGAGAATTGGATTGAAACATGGTCATTCTTTGAAACAATTCATTCAAGATCTTATACTCATATTATTCGTAATGTATATCCAGATCCTTCAGTAGTATTCGATAGAATGCTAGACATTAAAGAAATATTAGAATGTGGAAATGATATCGCGAGATATTACGATGATTTAATAGATGCAAATGCTGGACCCACAAATAGAATGGATCATAAAAGATCATTGTGGATGTGTATGTTAAGTGCAAATGCATTAGAAGGTATACGTTTTTATGTTTCCTTCGCATGTTCATGGGCTTTTGCAGAACTTAAAAGAATGGAAGGAAATGCAAAAATAATTAAATTTATAGCAAGAGATGAAAATACTCACCTTGCAGCAACTACAACTATTCTTAAGAATATGTTAAAAGAAGATCCTGATTTTGTTAAAATCAAAAAAGAAATGGAACCTCAAGCAATTGAATTATTTACTCGAGTAATTGAACAAGAAAAAGAATGGGCACATTATTTATTTAAAGATGGTTCTATGATTGGTTTAAACGAACAATTATTAGGTGATTATATTGAATGGATAGGATGTAAAAGAATGAGAGCTTTAGGATATACATGTCCTTATACAGTTGGAAAATTAAATCCTCTTCCATGGACAGAGAAATGGATAGGTGGTGGAAACGTTCAAGTTGCACCTCAAGAAACAGAAATAACATCATATGTAACAGGTGGTGTTAAACAAGATGTAGATCAATCTACCTTAGATGGTTTGAGTTTGTGAAAAAAGAAACAGAGAAGAAGATTCTTCAAGCTGCTAATCTTGCCCCAAGCGAAGATTGGATAGAGAAAGTAGTAGAAGTACATCCCATGAGACAAATATTTATTATGTCAATAGTACAAGTAGTAGTACTAGCATTTATGGGTTTATCGATGCTAGCAATAGGAGTGGTATTTAAATGATAGAAATATTTGGAAAAACGCAGTGTCCATATTGTGATAAAGCAAAAGCATTAGCTGAAAATAAAGGATACGAATACGTATATAAGCAGTTAGATACTGACTTTACAAGAGAAGAATTGTTTGAACAATTCCCAACCGCTAGAACTTTTCCACAAATCAGAATTGATGGAGAAGCTATAGGTGGTTACGATAATTTTCTAGATTGGAGCAGCGTGGAGTGATAATAATTCCAAGAGAATGTACGTATTGTTTTAAAGAGTTTGAAATTCATTACGAAAGAGATGATGACGATACTTATACAATAGAACCTCCGTTTTGTCCATTTTGTGGAGCTCCAGATCCGGATATAGAATTACCCGAGTTTGATGATGACGAGTGATTATGTTTGGATGTTAAAACCAATCAGTGAAAAAGCTAAAAAGATAAGAGAAAAAGCAAGAAAAAAAGATGCACGTAGAGCTGGAGTTAAGTTAAAATAGTATATAAATAATACTATGAACTGGTTATTTGAAGGCAGAGAATGGGAACCAATAGAAGAAGAATTCGTTCCCGAAAAAACGTATGGTTTTGTTTACGAAATAACAAATCTATTCAACGGGAGAAGATATATCGGAAAGAAGTTCTTCTGGTCTCAAAAAACACTACCGATTACGAAAACTCGTAAAAGACGCAAAAAGCTAAAAGTAGAATCAGATTGGAAAGATTATTATGGATCAAGTAAACACTTACTTGCAGATATAGATCAAATGGGTAAGGAAGCTTTCCATAGAAATATCTTAAAGATATGTAAAACTAAAGGAGAATGCGCATATTTTGAATCTAAAATACAGTTCGAAAAGGATGTTTTAATAGATGATACATATTATAATGGTATAATTAATTGTCGTATTGGTGCACCATCAGTAAAACATTTAAAAAAGCATGTACAAATAGACGAAAATATGGTATAATATACCCTAATGTCGAAGAAAAACAACGTAATACAATTTCCAACTCACAGGATTAAAAATCCAGTACCGCCCATGTCTGAAGATCTATTGCATGAATTAAATGTTCATGAGGAATGTATCGAATTAGGTAGGTTCTGTATTGATTTAATAGAAAATGGTTTGAGAGAATATTACGGAAGAGATGAGATACTTATTAACCTAAAAGATAAAGATTCTCCGGAATATAAAGATATGTTTGTAATGTTAAATTTGTTTGTAGCAATGTTTATGCGAAAAGCTGGTTTAAAACACATTTTACAAGAAGATCTTTATGAAGTCTATATGAAATTAAAGGTTATAGAATACTCTCAAAAAGATGAATTCGATATCGATGAACTAGACTTTGAGGATGATGAATGATTTTACTAGATTATAACCAAATTGCACTAAGTAATATAATTGTGCAAAAAATAGATGACGAGAATTTAATTCGTCATATGATTTTAAACTCTATACGTATGTATAATAAAAAATATAGAGATGAATACGGACAAATGGTGATTTGTGCAGATGGAATGAATACTTGGAGAAAACAGTATTATCCACAATATAAAGCACATCGCAAAAAAGCAAGAGATGATTCTGGTATGGATTGGAATATTATCTTTAATTCATTAAATATGGTAAGAGAAGAGATTAAACAAAATTTACCATATAAAGTAATGCACGAAGAAGGTTTTGAAGCTGATGACATGATAGGTGCATTAGCGATAGAAACACAAGAATTTGGTAAGAATGAACCAGTAATGATTATATCATCTGATAAAGATTTTGTACAATTACAAAAATATTCTAATGTGAAACAATTTTCTCCAATACAAAAGAAAGCTGTTTCAGATCCAAATCCTCGCAAGTTCTTATTTGAACATATATGTAGAGGTGATAAAAGCGATGGTATACCAAACGTTTTATCTGGTGATAATACCTTTGTTGATGAAATCAGACAAAGTCCAATGACTCAAAAGAAAATAGATCATTGGGCAGAAAATGCTGATAAACTTGCAGAAGTCATGTCAACAGAAGAATATCGTAACTATCAAAGAAATAAAAAATTAATAGATTTACACGAAATACCTGCAGATAGGTTTCAAACTGTTATAGATAATTATAACAACCAAAAACCTGCAATGCGTATGAAGGTTTTGAATTATTTAATAAAGAAAAGATGTAATAACTTGATTGAGTCAGTGGAGGAATTTTACAATGGCTAAAAAACTAATATCAGAAATCCTAGAATCAGCAGCAATGCTTGATTCACAAGAAGGACGAAGACAATACTTAAAAGACAACTATTCAGTTGCACTAATAACAATTTTAAAGGGCGGATTTGATGAATCTGTAGTATGGAATTTACCGAAAGGTGTTCCACCATACAGGAAAGATGATGCTCCAAAAGGTTTAGAACCAACTACGTTGTATAGACAACAAAAAATGTTCGGAAAATATTTTATGAAAGGTGGGAGAGGTGATTCACTTACTCCTGTTAAACGTGAGGGTATGTTCATTAATATGCTGGAATGTTTACATCCAGACGAATCTGAACTTGTCCTAGCAATGGTAAGCAAAGAAGGCCTTACTGGAAGATATAAAGGAATAACGCTAAAGTTAGTACAAGATACATTTCCAGACCTAATCCCTGCAGTTAAAAAACCAAAAGCTGAAAAGGAAGAAAAGGTGGTAGCTAAGAAAAAAGTGAATAAAAAATCTAAGGCTGCTAAAGTTAAATCTGAAAATTAAGGAGGTGATTAATCTACCTATATGATGTTTTTTTAACATTAATTAGAAAGGAGGATTGCCCAAATAACACCTAGTTCACCGGTATCTGCAGAATACCGGTGTACTTTTACCTCAAAATGTGGTATAATATATATTATGAATATTTTTATTTTAGATAATGATCCAGTGAAAGCTGCACAAATGCAGTGCGACAAACATGTCGTTAAAATGATAGTGGAATCAGCTCAAATGTTATCAACCGTACATCGTATGGTAGATGGTATTATGGAGCGTAGACCATCCAAAAGCGGATCTATGTTACAATATTGGAAACTGAATGATGAAAGAGAAGATATGCTATATAAAGCATGTCATTTTAATCATCCATCAACCGTATGGACAAGAGAATCAAGCCTTAATTACAGATGGCATTACGATCACTTTATAGCATTATGTAAGGAATATACATATCGGTATGAAAAAATACATGCAACTGAAACAAAATTAGCAGATGCATTAAGTAATTTACCAAACAAAATACAAGTTACACATTATAAAACACCATTCAAATTAGCAATGGCACAGTTTCCAGAATGTATAGTAGAAAATCCTGTAGAATCGTATAGGAATTTTTATCAAACAAAACAAGCACGATTCAAAATGGCGTGGACAAAACGCCCAATACCGGAGTGGTTTAATTATGCCAACATATGATTTTAAAAATTCTAAAACTGGTGAAGTAGAAGAAAAAATAATGAAGATATCAGAGCTTGATGATTTTAAGAAAGATAATCCTCATATGAAACAACAAATAAGTGGTACTATAAAATTTATCTCAGGAAAAGATGGAGCAGTTTTAAGTAAAGCTGGAGCAGGTTGGAAAGAAGTTCAAGATAGAATCAGATCTGGTATGCCTCCAAAAGATAGAGGATTGATTAATACTAAATGAAAATTTTGTTAGAATGGCCAAGATCATCAACGTATGATCGCGAGTCCTTTGTAGGTGGTGTAGAAAAATGGGTTTCAAATATATATGATTTATTGTTGGAATCTGAACATGATGTAACACTTTTAGTACCTAATGATACTATTACTACAGATCCTAATATTATTTTAGGTCCGTTAAAATCTAGACCATATGATAATAAAAAAGAAGGTAATACACATAAATTTGATTTTAAAACATTTTATCAATTTATTGAAGAAAGATATGATGATTATGATGTAATATTACTCTCATCAATGATGACTTCTGGTGTATTAAGAAAGAATTTTGAAGGAATATTAGATAAAATTTTATATATGCAACATTACTATGAATTAACTAAAGCTGCAATTCCAACGTTTACTGCAATATTTAATCAACTTGCGATTATTCAAGCTGGTGGTAAAGTATTAGCACCAAATGATTGGGTGGCCAATGAAACAATGAAGGCATATAGAACAAGAGAATGGGAACCAAGAATTAGAACTCAAAGAATTAGAGATTGGGAAAGAGAGAAATGGGGTGATACATTAGAATCACAAGGATTTTATAATGGAAGATTCGATATCGTACATTATTTAGAAGATGCTCATGATTTAAAACCAGTTAAGAAAAATAAAATCGTATTTGTTGGAAGACCAGTTGTAGATAAAGGATTTATTCAAGCAATTAATGTAATGTTAAAATTAGATAAAAACGGATGGGATTGTCATGTTTATACTCGCGAAGAAAATTTAACTAAACAACAAACTATTAAAGCTATGGAAATGGTAAAAGAATCAAGTATAAATTTGCATGTAAATACATTACATTCTGATATTATGGAATCTCTTTCAGATACACATATTATGTTATGGCCAACTTTAAAAGAAACATGTGGTTTAGTTGGATACGAAGGAGTTCATCATGGTTGTAAAGTTATTTATAAAATAGATCCCCCAGATTGTTATCTAAAAGATCATGGATTTAAAAGAGATTGGAAAGGAACAGCATCTTTAGAGAAAGTTATATATGAAGTAGCTGATGCACATTTTGATAGAGAAGGAACATCTAAATATTTTAGAGAAAAATATACAAGGCAGAAAGATATGGAAAGACTTAATGAGGTATTAAACAGTGTTTGAATTAGAACTAAACGAAGAAGATTATAAATTAAATCAAGTTAACAACGGTCCAGGTGGTAGATTTTATCAAGATCCTGAAGAAAACAAATATTATAGTATAACGAATGTATTATCGATATTAAGTGCTGCAGGAATTGCAAAATGGAGAGCTCGAGTTGGTGAAGAAGAAGCTAACAGAGTTTCACGTACTGCAGCTGGAAGAGGCAATGAAGTTCATGATCTATTAGAAAGTTATATATTAAATGAGTTTGAAGAAGGCAAAACATATTTAGACAAATGGTCTTTAATAGCTAAATCAAATTTTAGAGATATCAAACCAATAATAGATGATAAATTAACAAAGGTATACGCTACAGAAAAAAGAATGTATTCGAAACATTTAGGTGTAGCTGGAACAGTAGATTGTGTTGGTGTTTGGGATGGTAAAATAAGTATCATCGATTGGAAAACATCAGCAAAATTTAAAAAGAAAGAATGGATTAGTTCATACTTTATGCAAGCATGTGCTTATGCGATTATGTGGGAAGAACGTACGGGTCAACCTATTACTCAATTAGTAGTTGCAATTGCAGGAGATGCTGGTCCACAGATATTCGTTGAACATCGAGATCATTGGGATGGCCAATTGATCAGTGTAATTAATGACTTTAAGTCGAGGAAAAACTCATGAGAGATTTAATATTAAACGCATTATTAGCACACTATGAAGGTCAAATTAAAATGGCAAAAGCCAATGTTGAAATCTTCTTAGAAAATGCTGCTGGTGTAGGAGAGCATAACGATATTTTAGAAACTATTGATATAGAAATAGCTAAAATCGCAGATGCTGAAGATAAAATAGATGTTGTATTAAAACATTTAAAAATAGCTAACCCACGTATATAAATAGAAGTATGAAAAGAGAATTAATACAATACATAATCGAAGCAGCTGCTGGAAAGGGCTTAACGATTTTTGATATAGATGAAACTCTCTTTCATACAACTGCAAAAATACAAGTAAAAAAGGGTGGAAAGGTTCTAAAGGATTTAACAAATATAGAATATAATTCTTATAAATTAAAATCTGGAGAATCTTATGATTATGGTCAGTTTAAATCAGCAAAGCTATTTAATCAAACCTCAACACCAGTTGGTAAAATGGTTGCGAAAGCAAAAATGATTATCAAAAATGCTACGAAAAAGGGTTCAAAAGTAATTGTTGTCACTGCTCGCGGAGACATGGATGACAAAAACTTATTCGTAGCAACATTCGAGGCCCACGGTATAGATATGAAAGATGTCTATATCGAAAGGGCTGGAAATATTGGATTAGACAATTCCGCAAAAAACAAAGAGGTAGTATTTAGAAAATATTTAGATACTGGAAATTATAAAAGAATAAGATTATTTGATGATGCAATGGAAAACTTATTAGCGCTTACATCACTAAAGGAAGAATATCCTGATGTAACGTTTGAAGCGTACCGAGTGAATAAGAATGGATCTATAACAACGGTGAAGTGATATGCCAACAAAATTTAAACCATCTCAAACGGTAAGAGATAGAAAAACCGGACAATTATCAACAACAAATTACTATATGAAAGGTATGTCAAAAGATGAGCTATTTGAATATGTTAATAGTGCAAATGGAAGACCAAGAATCAAACAGAAATGTAGAAATGAACTCGTAAGACGAGGAATTAAAATAGTATACGTAGATAAGGAATAATTATGAATTTTGATAATGGATATAAACCATTGTGTGATGGTTTAACAGTTGGTAAAGGAGTGCACGGTAACGGAATAATAGCAACACAAGATATTAAAGCTGGTGTATTTCTAGGTGAAACTCATATATGGTGCTCTCAAAGAAGAGATTGGATTAGAACTCCTTTAGGTGGTTTTTTAAATCATTCTGAGGATCCAAATTGCTATGTAAATACTAACATTCATTATCATCACGGTGATCAAAGAGAATTATATACTACTCGACCTTTATATGAAGGTGAAGAGTTAACAATTTATTACACATTAAGAGATTATGAATAATGAAATATATGTGGAAAGTTTGGGCAGAATCACTCGGAGGAAAAGCAAAGAACAGGGATGATCGCTTCAGTGATCACGTAGCTGGAATGAGATCTATTGTGGTTTTAGTAAATTTTGCTACTTGTTTCTTTATTGTAGCAGGTGTTATCCATCACTGGTAACATTATATTTACTATTTTGTTGATTCTTCCTGATTTCATCATTTTATGAAATTTCTTAAATGCTTTCTTTATTGTCATATTCTATATCTATTTATAACAGGAAAAAACTTAAATGAGTAAACAATGGCATGGAGGCAAAGGTTCCAAACGAAGAAATTCAGATGAAAGCAAATTTGCAGATAATTGGGATTTGATTTGGGGAAAGAAAAACAGTGGGGCTGTAGCTCAGTTGGGAGAGCGCGTCCCTTGCACGGATGAGGTCGCAGGTTCGACCCCTGTCAGCTCCACCACTGATGACGAATTTGTTTCAGGTTACGATACTATGCCTGATATAGAGGATTTAGAAAAAATAGTAGATCGAGAATTAAAA